ATCTGCTTCCGCAAACTTGGTAAACAAGGCAAGCGATGCAAGAAGAACACCTACCCCAACCAAGCCCTTGGCGAGAGACTGCCAATCCATTTCGCCGAGCTCTTTGACAGAGGAAACCAAAACTCTGATCGCTACTGCCAGAACAACCAGACCGGCAGCGGTACGAATGATTCCTGGGTTATTCGTTTCGAGCCTGTTTGTCGCGGTGACAAGTGTGCCTATCAGCAGCGCCAGAGCAATCAAGCCCTTGCGAAGCTCTTCGATAGGGATCCCAGAAAGCTTCTTCACGGCCGAAGCAAGGATGCTAACTGCTACCGCCAGAAGAATCAAGCCGGCAGACATTATGCCGATCTTGAGTGCGGATCCTCCGGTACTTATTTTGTTGAAAGCAGCGAACGCCAGACCCAATTGCCCGAACATGACGGTGATAGCCGCGGAAGCTCTAGCCAATCCCGCAGAATCAATGTCAGAAAGTGCAATCAGAGACAGGGTCAGAATCCCGATGGCTGTAGCAATCAACAGAAGCGCGGTTGCGTTGAGAGCATTTTGCATACCCTTTAGCGCACCGGTAAGTCCATCAATTGCGCCCTTGATGCCGTCTAGGAAACCACCGTCAAGCTTGAAGTCGCCAATCTTTCCGAGAAACTTCTTGAATAGAACAATCAATCCTGCGAACAAGCCTGTGTTTATGGCGCCAAGGATGGCATCGAAGTTCAGACCACCGGAGAATACTCCAGCAATTGCGGCGCCAACGCCACTAGCCCATTCGATAAAGCCCTTTGCTACAGCGCGGACCTTCTCCGAAATTACCGAGAAGATTTGCTGTATTCTATCCCAGACATTTCCAACAAGCGTACCTAGACGCTCAAGCGGATTCAGAGCCGCGGTCATCTTGCCGACGGAGTCGGTTGCCGCGTCGGCATTCAAATTGCCGAACAGATTGCCCAGCGCGGAAGCAAGGAGTTGAACCAGCTTGATTGGGATAGCTAGAACTTTACCGATGACATCAAATATCTTGCCGAAAGCATCACCATCTTTGATTGCCTGATGTAGCGCAACCAAGAAATCACCGATGTTGGCAGTGAACTTCAGCAATCCACCGGAGCCGCTCGAGAAGCTACCGATGAGATCGAATATAAACTTCACGCCTGCTTTGAGCAGTTCCCAGCCGATTCCCAAGATCGCAAAGAACCCGGCAAAAGTCCTCCGGAGGTTATTTGCTGTTTCTTCGCCCAACTTCAATTTCGCCATGAAGTCGCGGAAAGAGACCGTCATGTCGTAGAGCTGCTTGGCGGTTGTCGCCGGGAATATCTCTCGGAAAGCATCCTTGATAGGAGCAAGAATTGATAGCAGCGCATGGAACGCGTTGCTGATGCCATCGATTAGAGCTTGTCGACCACCAAGGTCTTTCCAGCCTTGAAGAAGATTGTTTCGAGCTTCGGCGGAGTTCTGAATCATCGCGCCGAGGGTGTTGCTTACATCCGTGAATAGAACCTTGGCTTCATCGAAATCGCCGAAGACGATTTGCCAGGTCTTAGCCCATCCGGATCCAACAGCTTCACGGAGGGTGTCCATCAATTGCGACAGAGACTTGACTTTTGTGGCTGCATCGGTGGCCGTCTTGGCCATTTCGAGAATGCCGACGATCTGCTGATCCGTGTAGCCCATGGATTTCAGCTGATCGGCTGTCAGTTCACCAGTGAATTTACTGAGGGTCTCAGTCAGAATGCCACTAGTGAGCCAGCCCGTCTGCAGGCTGTTTCGGAACGAGCCTTCCTTCTTGACGATATCGTCTACTGCTACACCATGCGCTCGCGCGGTCTCCATCAGAGAATCCTGGAAGACCTTGCCACCCATGCCCGCATTGACGACTGAGTTCCAGTCCTCAAGCGTGAGCTTTCCTGCAGAGATGGCTTGTGAAAGCTGATACATCGCAGTAGAAGCCTGCTGCGAGTTCGAGCCGGATATAGCAGCTAGGTTAGCGATACCCTTGATCGCGCTTGTAGCTGTATCCAAGCTAACGCCAGCTGCCGTGAAGGTGCCGACGTTCTTCGCCATCTCGGAGAAGTTATAAATCGTCTTGTCTGAATATGTGTTCAGATCTCCCAGGGCTGCGTTAACCTTGGCTAGACCTTCAGCACCTTTCAGACCAGTATTCGCGAGGACTGTCTGAATCGAACCTAGATTTGTTTCGTATTCGTGGAAACCGTCTAGCACTGGAGCAATTGAAAGTGACTTTGCCAGTTGGAGACCGGCATCGACAGCTTTACTAACGATATTTGATAGAGCTGTTATCGCAGCTATTTGAAGCGCACTGAATTTACCCGTAAGACCTGATACTTGCTCTTGCGCACCAGATGTAGAAAAGCGATTGGCCGCATTACTCGCTTCGTTGAGACCCTGGGAGGCTCCCTCAAGCTTCAACGCTTTTTGTAGAGATGCAAGCATACTCAGCGTCGTACTAACGCCTGTGCCGAACTGCGCGTTGTCGAACTTCATCTTAACAACGCGCTCGTCAATGGTGCTCATGCAGAGGTCACCGCCTTCCACAAAGTCTCTGCGATTTCATCAAATATTGGTCGCATGGCTGGATTGATGTAATCGATGCCTTGGATATATCCGCCAGTTCCGGTTCCATGTCCATACTGGATCATCACCGCAACTGCGTATCCATTTTCTACATCGGAGTTCGTCCAGGAAATAGTCAACGATCCGGACGATTTCGTTATTTCATAACCCCAGGAATTCGCGGCGAGACCGGATTCTTGAGGAGTTGCTGCAGATAAAGCTCTTACGCCTTTTTCTGCTTGCGCCGCGGCTATTTTACTAAGGTCGAGCTTTTGCATAGCACGAAGAAATCGTTCGGTGTTGTCGAAAGAACCGCTAGTCGATACGGAGACCACGAGGACCTCCTATTAGTCACTCAGGCGCGTGATGGCCATACTGTTACCGATGGAACTGGTTCCGTCGGCTAGATCGGTGACGCTGGCTGCCGCGGGGTTGTGCGCGGCACCGACGGATTGACCCGCGGTGAAACGTACTCTAGCAACGGCGTTCGTAACACCGCCTAAGCCGGGCGTAAGATACAGAAATGCGCCACCGGCAATGGTGTTGTCTGCGGCCATCAAGGCGATTTGAGTGAACCCGACTGTCGCACTACTACTATTGAAAGCGACTTGGATCAAATATTCGCCATCTTTGAGAATGTTCACGCGTCGAGCAGTGGCGAGACCCGTTCCAGGAATGCTGAACCATTCACTATCTGGGTTGTAAGTGTCGGCCGTGCTCGTCGTGTTATACGGAACGAACGTATATGAGCCATTCGCATAGCTCGTGCCGGCACTATTTTTGTAGACTTTCATTGTTGGAAGTCGCTTACCGGCGTTCATGGATATACCAAACCATGCGTCGGTTGCGGTCTTCACAAGTCGTACAGTACCGTATCCCGGGAAGGCGTTGGAGGCGCCGCTAAGGGTGACACCGCCGGCGCCGCTGATCTTTGCGCCACCTGCGCCGATTGCCGTAACTTCTATCCAACTACCCACCGGGAAAGCCACGGTAGCGTTTAGCGGGATAGTCACAACAACCTGAGCCGTCAAGGACGAATGATTGACGAGCACAGTTCCATATACATCCGTAAGCGCCAAAGTTGCCGCGCTCGTGACTGTCCGAATAACCAATTTCTTCTTGGAATCCGAAACAGACGTGACTACCGTATCCAGTTGAGCTTTGTTCGTCAGATCGTCCGACGCCGTACCGGTAGTTGCCTTCAGTCGTCCGTCACTTAGCCGAAGAGCTACCTTGTCAGCTGTGGCCGCTGTAGTTGCGTCAACGACTTTGAGAAAGCTGGCTGCGCTAATGCCGCCCAGCAATGCTGAGTCAGCTGCTTGGCCAAGAATTGGGAGATACTGTGAATCGAATGCGGGATCAAGACCGGTCCAGGGTGTGACGCCATTACCGATCTTGATGATTCCTGTGTCGGTGGTAACACCCAATTCACCGTCAGCTAGAACGTAATCGGATGTCGTCCAGACAGCTGCTGTGGCGCGCCGCTGCTGCATTCGTGTGCCTACCGCCATTACAGCGCACCTCCATCAATAGTTTCTGTGACTGACGTAGCCGGAGTTCCCGCATCGTATGTAACGAACACCGGAGTGTATGGAGTACCGGCGTCATATACAAGATCGGCGAATGAGTCGAACATGAATACAAGCTCTCCCGGAGTGGGAAGTGCCGGATCCGTCAATTCATTTCCGTAAAGAATTTCTTCCAGATTCGTGAGAAGTTCTGCTGGAACATCTCGAGAATCGACAATGTAATGCGCGGAAGGACGATAGCCTTCCACGAAAACAGCCCTCGACGTGATTTTCCAACTGAACGTCAATGGTTCGGTCTGATCGGTCAGAGTTTTGTAACCGTGGTCCGATGGATCAGCTTTCAGATTGTAAAGAATGTGTATCTTGTATCCGAGATCTAACCCGGACACATCGTTTCCAACTTTGGTTCGATAAACCATTCCAAATGACTTGCGACGTTGTTGAGTTACGCGAAGACCATTGTCTATCCGACTGGTCCCGTCACATCGTTCGAATTCGGTCGGATACGTATAGGCTTCGATAGTTCCTTCGAACTGTTCGGGAGATGATCGGTTACTGATTCGGATACCGTCAAGATATCGAGCTACGGCTTCACCACCCGCTTGACTCTGGTTGACATTCACAAGACCAATCCAGGCCACACCGGGTCCGTCATCGACGTAGAGAACCCCTCTGTCAATTCCTGCTTCGAAGAACCGTCCTCCGACACCAGACCAATCAATTCTTGTCATCGCACCTCCCTTTAACCTCTAGTGTTGTGATTGGACAGTCGTTGACGGTTCAAATTCCTTCGCTCAGCACTGCTCATTTTCCTCTTCGGCGAATTCTTTAGGTTGATTACTCTGATCAACGTGATAAGTCTGTTCAAATGCCAGTGCTCGAACTCTACCGGAACGTTCAGAGAGATCATCCAGTAGTAAATCAGTTCGGAGGTAACGATTTCGCGTGACTGAGGAGCGTTCGGGTTGTTATACAACTTCGTTGCCGTCATTGCTGCGGTGATGTAGTTGTTTATGGTCCGAAGATGTGATTCAATTAGTTTCTCGAAAACTCCCGGAGGAAGATCGTTGTCGATAATCATGAATTTTACATAGGAAATTGTTTGTTCATGGGTTTTGTCTTTCTTACCAAGGAATGCTTCTTCCCAGAAAGACTCCCATTTTGACATTGAGAACAGAGAGTGCTCGAGCGTGACCTTGACCGAGTCCGTTGTGACGAACTTCGAGGTTGCTTCGTCGAAGGACTCTTCCATAACTACATCAAGCTCGAGCATCTCTGCCTCCGTTCATCACACGAAGTCGTAGAACCAGTCTGTATCGATGACCGGCGGGAAGTGATAGCCGGGCTCCGCGTACGCCTTGACGATGGTGTCCTCGGTGATGACGACCGCACCAGCGGCCACCGTGTCGCCGTCGATGGTGTACCTGACACCGGTGATGGACGGAATCGTGATCGTGTGCGTCCCGGAGTTGAAAGCCGGCTGCGTCGGGGTTGCCAGGGTGGTGGATGCGGTCATCATCGCGATGACATCCGCGGGCAGCGGCATGGAGGGATCGGTAGAAACCGTCCCGTACAGCTGGTCCTCCAACGTGGCGAGCCTGGTCGGATCCACCTTCGTACTGTCGATGGTGATGCTGGCCGTCGGCTGGTACTCGGTGCCTCCG